TAAATTCCGGTTCAAATACTGTATCACCTGAAGTGGCAAAATCACAATCACACTCTTGAGCAGCCATTCTTAAACCTAAATCATTATCTTGTCTAGTTCTCCACTCTTGATTTCGTTCAGGATGTACACTCCATGGTAAACGAATAGGAACAAATGAATTATCTCCTATTTCTGCTTTTTGCCATGTTTGGTGGAACCAGTTTCCGGTACCATTAGGAGTAGACAATGCTATACATCCACCACCCGTAGCTAGGGTTTGTTGAGCAGAGGCAAATATTTCTTCAATACTTTCAATGAACGCAGCCTCATCTATTATCAGTAAAGATACTGCTTCAGATCTACCAGCATCACCAGCAGCAGAAACAGCTTTTACTTGAGAGCCATTCGCCAATTTAAGTAAAAGTTTGTTGTTCTCCAAAGGTTTTTCAGCACCTTTTAACCACGAAGGTAGATTGTCATACATAAATCTTACCTTAGTAACCATGTTTTTAGCTGTGTCTTGCTTAGTTGCAATACACAACACGTTTTTATCCTTATGGAATAACATCATCCATAATGAAAAACCAGCTACGAGAGTAGAGATACCTAACTGACGAGATTTAAGTACTATATTGTAATTATTTTTTTGGAATTGATATAGTACTTTTTCTTGGAAAGGATATAAATGGAATTGTATGCGACCCCTAGTTGGGTGTTGGATCATACAATATTTTTTCATGAAATGGGCAGGATCGGTCATGCATTTAACGTACTCCTGCTTAATTATATCCTTAATATTCTGATCGCTCATGCACGTATTTATATATAAATATATAGGTACATGTAGAAATTATTATTTAGCAATAACACCGATTACTATACCAGCAGCAATACCTATACCAACGCCTTTAATACGACCCCAAAATGCTTTTTTCTTTGCTGTTTTAAGATCATTTTCTAGTACACTAACAAGATCTTTTGATATTTGTAATTGTTGAGTTCTAATTTTAATAGCTGAATCGGCCTTATTTAATGCTGATTTATTAAAATTGAGTGCTACCTTTAATGTATCTACTTGACCATTTAGTAATTTATTTTGATCTTTTTCTATACTTACTTCAGTAACTAAAAAATCTTTTTCAGTTAATTCTTTCACTACTTCATTACCTACGTTTTGATCAAGAGCTAAATCAACACCTATTTTTTCTACATGAACATAACGTTTTACAAAAAATGAATCGATAACGTCTTTAGGAAGATTATTTAGTGCAGCTAATGCTTCTTCTTTTTCTTTACGTAATTTTTCTGCTTTGATTTTTATTTGAATAACAGCAGCATCTGCTTTATAAGCAGCTGCTTCATAAAATTCAGATGAATCTTGTAAACGCTCTTTTTCAGCTATTACTTCTTGAAACTGTTCTTCTTTTTCTTCAATTTGGTGTTTTAATACTTTAATTTCTTCTTTATGGTATTCAGTATTTGTATTGTTATATAAAATAAATGCTAAAAGAATAGCAGCAATTATTAATAAAGATATTTTATTCTTTTTAATAATATTTAAAACATTATTCATATTAATATTTTTTATTTGTTATTTCATCTAATGTTTTGGCAATAGATTCATAAATACTATCATAGTCTTTAAAATTACTTCCTTCATAATCTACATCTTCTACGCCTGAATCTTCCATAAGTTCATCATCAATATCCTCAATATCAATATCTACGTCTACTTGTTTTTCAGGAGCAGATGGAACTACATTTTTACCTAATTTTTTAGCTACAATTTTAGAAAGATAATCAGCATTTACTGATTTGAATTTGAAATCAAGTGATTTAAGTACTTTATCTTGTACTGATGGTTCTAGTTCTTTAATTTTATCTACTAATGTATCTATTTTTTGTGTTAATACATCTGTAGCTAATTCTTTACTTTTCTTAAGTGCTTTTTTATAATCAGCAGCATTTAAATCGCCTTCTTCCTCACGAATAGCACCCAAACGTGATCTTGATTCTTTATAATTATTAATAATAGACTGAATTAATCTATCATTGCCAGTAATAAATTCAGCTGATGCTTGTGATACAGGATCCATTGTTATTGGAGCTGCTTTTTCAATATCTGCTGTTCCTGGTTCTTTTTCAAACTCATCTTCACCTTCATCTTCAACAGTATCTTCAGGATCTAAAATATCTTCAATATCCTCATCTTCATTTTCAGGTGTTTCAGGGATATCTTCAGTTTTTTCTTGTTCTGTGCCTACAAGAGCACCAACATCAATTAAAGCAGCGAATATAGGATATATACGAGGCATTTTACCTTCAAAACCAACACCAGCAGCAATAGCTGGGCCAGTAGTTTCATCTTTACCATCAAGGAATGCTATAATGTCCTCTAATTTTTTAGGACTAATAGGACCACCGGTTTTAATACCTTTAGCTTTTTCTTTAAAATCAGCTGCTACTTTAAATGTGGCTGCTTTACGTGCCATTTCCATAAGTTCAGTTTCACCTAACTCAACAGATCCACCCATCCTTAATTTTGAAACAGCATTGGTTTTTTCAGTAGGAGGTAAAGCACTAAATCTTTTATCTTTTTGCAATTCATCTTCAGCAGCTTTACCTACATATAATGCTTCACGAACACGTGATTTAATATATTCTTTTAATTCGTTTTTTTTCATTGTTTGTTGTTTGTGTCCGTTATAAATATTTATTAAATGTTTCTAACACAATGCTAATACGCTCCTCTGTTGTTCCTTCAATTTCCACTAATCGTTGTGGTGGATATTCGTCAAGCAGTTCACGTATTGTTTTATCGATTTTGAATCTATACGTTAAATCTGTTGTTCTAACGCCATTATCTTCGACTTTAACACCACGAGGACTAACATAAAATATAATGTCATAATAGTCTTTTAACAGTAAAGCTGCGTCTACAAATGTGTTTTTTTCGTATTTGCTTATGGATTGTGCACTTAAAGTAAATGCACATACATCCCATATAGTACGATCTGTCAACACATTATTACGCAATACTTCGCTAGCACGTTCAGCCAAAAATATCATTTGACCAGGTGTTGTAGAATCAGTATTTAACGGAATACCTAAATCACGTAAATACTTACTACGTTCAGTAGCAACATAATAATCTTTAAATTCAGGCAATTCAGCTAGTGCTTTAACTAATGTAGTTTTACCTACTGACATTGTACCTGCAAAACCTATCTTCATTATAATCTAGTTTTAAATAATGGATTTTTAGCTGGTGGAAGACCATTATGATTACGTTTAAAATCTTTAAGTACTTCAACATTATTACCTTTATAAATGCCCCAAAAATAATATTCTTTTTTATTATCTGGTGTAACTAGTGCAGGTCCTTCTGTATTGTGTAATACCCAAATTTTTTCATTTGCTTTAGGATCTTTTTTGTCCATAATATCATGACCTAAACGCGTTGTCTGAGAAGTAATCAGTGTATATCCATCTGTTGTTTTAATTCTTTTTTCCATTTTTTTCGTTTATTTTTTTCATTTGTTTTGCTATCTTCTTTTGCTGCTTTGTTTCTTTAGCCATTTGTTTAAGCTTTTTTTCAGCACCAGCTTTATACTTAATATCAACCTCAATAGGACCTCTAATAAATTTATCTAAATCAAATTTCCATGTTTCAATAGTAAGTTCATCTTCATATACACGAGAGAATTTACGTGGTTGATCTTCAGGTATTGTTTCTTTTGGTCTACCTCTTCTTTCTTCCATAATATAAAGGTATAATCAATTATTCTGTTTCCAAAAATTGTGTTAACTCTACAAGATGATTTCTTTGAATTAATTTTTCAGCAACATAAATACCATGAGCGCCTGATACTGTAATACCACGAGCTGATAGGGCATCTCCTACAAAGTATACATTTGGATAAGTTGTTAATGACAAATTATGGTAGTTCACTAATGGTTCAGGTGATAAGTACTTTACTTCAGGAATATACATACCCCAATCATCTCCAAAGTTAAATACACTGTTCATATTATCAATAAAGTTCATTATATAATCAGCATATTCTCCAAAAGCATTTTTAAATACGTCTAAATTGCCCACTTTAGTTGCTTTAATAAGAGCATGTTCTGATGTAGTACTTATTTCTCTACTTGGTGAATAATATAATCCACCATTATGTTCAGACCAATCAGCACTTAAATCTAGTTTTAATGTTTGGCATTTTTGTACTACATCACGTGACCATTTAAATGGATCTTCAATACCCTTAATTTCCATTAGGATACCAAAGTTAGTCATATCATTTCTAAATTCTTCTCCTTTTTTAGCGTGGCCATTATAACTTACGTCACCATAGGTTTCTTCGACAGCAACATATGCAGCATTATTGTTAGTACAAAAACTGCGAAGAGAAACATTATCAAATTTTTGGTAAAGTTTAAAATCATAACTTATATCTATTAATTTTTGGAAATATTTTTGTGGTGCTTCAAATCGAACACCAATTTGTACTGATTTAGGTTCATTAGGTAGTTCATATCTATTTGCTAATTGTTGAGCAAAATCAATACCTGATTTACCTACTGCAAATATTAATTCATCATATTTGTCTCCAAATTCACCACCAATAATCATTTGATTTTCAAAATCAATATCAGTAATAGTATTATTCCAACTAAATTGAACACCTTTATCCAACAAATATTGGTACCATGTTTTAGCAATCTCGTGTAAGAAGTTAGAACCAATATGCCAAACAGGGAACATACGAAGACCAAAATATGGTTTAATAAATTCAGGTTCTTCCTGAGGATCAGACATGAATATTTCTTCTGGTTTAGGATGGAAACGTCTAAAGTTAGAAATAACTTGATCCATCAATTCCATAGCTTTTTCTTCACCACAATATTTTGATAATTGACCACCAATTGCAGTGTGATAAGTTAATTTACCATCACTCCAACCACCAGCACCTAACATACCAGTCATTACCTCTTCAGGTAGGCGGTTAATTGGGTCATTACCTTTGTCTATGATGG